CAAAGAAGTATCGTTATGGCGGTACATTAGTCGTTAAAGATGGAGAGGAAAGACCTGTCATAAAAGATAAGAATTTCATCCCGGATAATAACTATTATTATAGGCTCGCAGACGAAACCATTAAAGAAGAAACAGTAAAAGTAAACTTCAAAGAATAGCTTGACAAAAGTGGATTCTCTTACTATACATATAGTATAGATAAATATTATGTATAGCGAAGAAAGAACACGCGAAGAAATCATCGACGAGATCGTCAACTTAGTTCAAAACGGCAAAACCTCCCTAACTCAGAAACGATATGACCTTACAGACAAATATTTTGATGATGTTCTTGAAAATGTACAGCAACTCGATGAGTCTGTAGGCGAATTACACCTATGAAACCTGACCATAATTCAGAATTGATCAAGGCAATAAATCATCTTACTGTACAGGTTAAGTATAATAATGTGATTTTTACTGAAATACGGGAAATGATGGACACACATGATGTCATGTACATGCCTGAGTCGGAGTCACAATTAGTACATTGAGTTTGATGAATTTTATTAAGCGTCACGAAGGGTTACGCTTAATTATATATATCTGTCCTGCGGGTAAAAGGACAATCTTTTGGGGTAGAAATATAGACGATAATCCTTTCTCTCCAGATGAAATTGTTGCGTTAATTGAAAAAGGCGCAACTATGGAAGTAGCGGAAATGTGCTTAAAAAGAGACTTAGAATGGACAATTAGCAGCTTGAGAAATGAATTTGCGGATTACGATAATTTTAGTAAAGCAAGAAAAATAGCATTAGCAAGTGTTATGTTCAATCTAGGACGAACAAAATTTATGAAGTTTAAATTTATGATATCAGCAATACGACATGATGATTGGGTTGCTGCGGGGATTGAATTATTAAATTCTAAGCGCGGTAAACAACTAAAAAATAGAACTGAAGAAGAAATGGATATGCTGATTCAGGGGTAGATTATGAGTAATTTTGTTATCATTTTGATGTTGTATTTTTATGATGGAAGAATTGATTATGTTAATACGAGTTATTTTTTTCCTACAGCCATTGAATGTGCAAGATTTAAAGCAGAACCAGAATTTAAACAGTTACTTGTTGAAACTTTTAAAGACCAGGGAATTGAGCATGTGAGGTCGCAATGCCAGATAAGAGAGGCATTGCCTAATGAAACGATAGTGAGGACTAGTTTTAGATGATACAGATATTAGCACCATTAGCTAACACTCTTATAAAGCGGCTGTTCCCTGACAAGGAAAAACAGCAAGAGGCACAGCTTGAATTTCAAGGTATGCTTGCTGACGGATCGTTTAAAGAATTTGAAAAACAAGCCGACATCATTATACAAGAGGCTCAGTCACAACATTTTCTGACTTCAAACTGGCGACCAATCACAATGTTATTGTTCGCAGCAATTATTGGAAATAATTATATTATCTATCCATATTTATCATTATTTTGGATGGATGCACCCATGCTTGAGATACCTCCTGACATGTGGGATTTATTGAAAATAGGACTTGGAGGGTATGTGGTAGGTCGTTCCGGGGAGAAAATGGTTAATACTTGGAAAAAATGACCTCCTGAGAGGCCGAAATTCGCATCCATATAGAAAAGAGATACTACAGCATATCCTAGAATAACGAAGAAACAATGACTTACAAATGAAAGAATTAATTGAATTAACATCATCGGGAATTAATATTATGTTACAACGACTAAAAGAATTGTGGACGGACACAAATATTATCTTAGAAAGTCTACCTAGATTTATTTGGTATGTAGGCTATTTTGCTATGGGGTTTGTTATAGGCGGTTGGTAGAATGTTCATTTTTTGGGATATCGAAACATTACCGATGCTTTCGCACCATTGGTCTGCAAAAACAGACTATATCCCCCACGACTTTAACGAACAGACAACAACAATAGCTTGCGCTGCATGGAAGTATAGTGCTAATGAAACTATTCATAGTGTACAGATCAACCCAAGACAGCCACGAAATGACAAGAAAGTTATTGTAGAGTTACACAAAGTTCTAATGGATTGCGGTGAGAATAATCATATCCTGGTACACCAAAATGGGGATCGGTTCGACCTCCCAAAAATTGAGGCTCGCTGTATTTTTTATGGGTTAAAACCATTACCAAAATTGATCGTCATTGACACTTTAAAACAAGCTAGAAAATTTGGGTTTGATTATTACAGACTAGATTTCCTCGACATTCATTTATCAGGCGCAGGTAAAGTACCGACACGCGGTTGGTCTATGTGGAAAGATATTGTGTCTCAGCATAGCAATTTAGAGACTAGGACTAAGGCACTAAAGGAAATGGTGCATTACTGTAAAGGCGATATTTTATCGTTGGAGCGTGTTTTTACCAAGCTACGTCCGTGGATGAAACAATTTCCAAACATGAACTTCTGGCAAGGCACAACAGACTGTTGCCCTAATTGTGGATCGGATAATACTATCTTCAGATCGCAACCGAAATTCACATTAACTAGGGTTTACCGGCGGAAAAGCTGTAATGATTGCCACAAGTGGCATCAAGAGACAAAAGCCTTAAAGGATTATTATGCACAAGTAAAATTGTGATAAAAAAATTAGAAGCAATTTCGACCGCCATAACCATTATAGCTGTCTATCTAATATCAGAGGAAAAATACCTGGTGGGATGGAGTTTAAATTTATTCGCTGATATTTTATGGGTATGGTTCGCGAAATTAATACAGGCATATTACTTATTAACTTTACAAGTGGTGTTAGCAATTATTGCAACCAATGGAATAATGAATGCCTTATAAGTACCAAAAATTTCCTCTAGTTCTATGTTTTTTTCTAGACCATCAAGGTGATGGTGGTTGGCTTGAGAAGGAGGAACTAAACGAACCGCCTATTGAATGTAAAGCTATTGGTTGGCTCGTCAAAGAAGATGATACTAGATACTTCCTAATGAACTGCATCACCTCAGACAATGGTTATGGTGGCTTGTCAGAGGTGATCAAGAGTACAGTCACAAAGTTTCAAATTATGAGAAAGAGTTTCTAAAGGTCTATTTCTGGTTCTACCTGAATAGTCAAAGTATGACCTTTGCCGTACAAGTGTGAGCCATGTTCTTCGGTAATGAATTTGATTTTATCGTATAGATCACCGATATTCCCAACCCAATTATTTTCATAAAGTACCTTAGTAGTTACTTTTGGCTTTTTATACTTAATACACTTTTTTGATTTCTCTGAGTAATAATCTTCTTCTACTCTTTTCTCAGTAATTGAGAGATTTCTAAAATATAATGACATAGTTATTCTCCTAGTTTATTCTCGTAAATTTAACATGACCATCGCCATAACTGTCTATACAACTACCAACTTTTAATCTAGCAAATTCACTAATCCAACTATCGCCATGATAAGCAGTCATATTCCAATCGTCAGAGTTTAGTTCGTCAATAGATACAATTTTAGGATCAGTATTATCATATCCTTCAATCCATTCGACTCTAAAAAGAATACTATCAGGATTATCAATAATCTTATTTAAGTATTCTTCTGTAATATATTTGAATTTGATAGTAGTGCCATCCCATGCAAGTATATTCTGGAGTTTTTTGTATTCGACTGTATCTTTCCCATTATCGAGGTTTTCAGAAATTTCTATCAGTTCATCTCCATCATAAACACCTATGCTCACTTCACTCTCTATCGAATTTGGGATCATAGCATTGTCAGTTATCATTAGTATAACTTTGCCAACTTTGGTTGTAAGTGCGGTGCAACCTCCGCCTGTACCTGTTGTTTGATAATCTACGTTATTTAGTCTTATGGAACTTACTTCGAGACTATCCAAATAGTTTTCACCTGTGTGCATGACAATATCAGCATCAGTATGAATTGTATGAACACCAGAAAACAGTTTATTTTGTATTCTTTCTATTAAGTTGAACTCGTTTGCAGTATCAGAATTATCTTCAACAGGTAAGAATTGATCACAATTTGCACAATCACCACGACCTGTATCTTGGTGTCCGTTTAATTTACATTCTTCTTCTGATTCCAATCTATCTTTTAAATTGTCATGTCTATCTGCAAGAAGATCACAAATTAAATCAGTTTCGTCATTATTAAAAAGTATTGGTTTCATAATTATTATCCTAGTTAAGTTATAAATTAAATTTGTTCATAACAATAGCTATTGTGAATACTAGTATTGGTATAAAATAAATCATTGGCACTTCTACTGTAAAATTTATTAGTGTTTGCATTGTTGCTATTCTCCATAGAAAAATTTATCAAGTGCATGAACGATTACCTCATTCATCGATATTTTTTTATCTTCGGTCATTTTTATAACTTTTTTATCAAGACTCATAGGAATACGAAAACATCTAAATTCAGTATCTTCTCCGTACTTCTTTGGTCTACCAATTTTCTTCTTAATTTGCATCGACATTCGATATAGTTCTCCAATAGTTTTAGGGATTTCAATCATATTTTATATTGTCTAATAAAACAAGAAATATTATTAAACAAAAAGAAAAAACACTAAAAAAGCATACTTTTATATTCTGTTATACATAAGAAAACATGAAAATATAGAAAATTGCCGTCTAATCTTATCATAGGGAGTTTTTGGCTGCGGATTGATACTAATGTTCATCCAAGCATAAAAATCCGTCCTGGTGGATTTTAGGCACGTTTTCAGGCATTTTTAACAATTAGCCAAATATTGGATATATTACAGACAAAAAAAAAGCACCAAAAATGGTGCTTGAAAGGTAGGAGGTCTATCTATTGCATTTTGTTGTAGTAGTCTAAAGCCTTACCAGACTGAGCAGAAGCCTTAAAAATGAAATTAA